AAACCTCAGGAGAATTTGCTACAAATTCCCTAATGGATAGATATAGAGGAGTTTACCAAAACCCATCTTCAACATCATTGTATGGTTCACAGTTCAATATGAACTACCAATACATGAGAACAATGCTTTACTCAGATTATGATGTAATGGATACAGATGCTATTATAGCTTCTGCTCTTGATATTGTAGCTGATGAATGTTCACTTAAAAATGACATGGGTGAAGTATTACAAATTAAATCCTCGGATGAAGATATTCAAAAAATTCTATACAATTTATTTTACGATGTATTAAATATTGAATTTAATCTTTGGGCTTGGACTCGCCAAATGTGTAAGTATGGTGATTTCTTCCTTAAACTAGAAATTTCAGAAAAATTTGGTGTATACAATGTTATCCCTTATTCAGCATATCATATTGAAAGACAAGAAAATTTCGACCCCGAAAATCCATCTAAAGTAATATTCAATTACAACCCAGATGGTTTTTATGGTGGTTCTTCTTCTGGTTATTATAGTGTTCCTAATCAACAGAACGCTAATATGATTACGTTTGATAACTATGAGATTGCTCATTTCCGTTTACTTTCGGATATGAACTATTTACCTTATGGTAGATCATATATCGAACCAGGTCGTAAATTATACAAGCAATATGCGTTAATGGAAGATGCTATGTTAATCCATAGAATTGTTCGTGCCCCTGAAAAACGTATTTTTAAAATTAATGTTGGTTCTATTCCACCAAATGAAGTAGAAAACTTCATGCAAAAAACTATCTCAACCCTAAAACGTACTCCGTATATGGATGAGAAAACAGGTGAATATAACTTAAAGTATAACATGCAAAACCTACTTGAAGATTTCTATCTACCAGTTAGAGGAAATGATCAAGCAACTCAAATTGAGACTACACCTGGTTTATCATATGATGGTATTCAAGATGTAGAATATTTAAGAGAAAAATTATTTGCTGCTCTTAAAGTACCAAAAGCGTTTATGGGTTATGATGCTGACCTATCAGGTAAAGCTACATTAGCAGCTGAAGATATCCGTTTCGGTCGTACAATTGATCGCATTCAACGTATCCTAATCTCAGAATTATACAAAATTGCTTTAGTTCACTTGTATGCCCAAGGGTATAGAGACGAACAAATGACTAATTTTACATTAGATTTAACTACACCTTCAATCATCTACGATCAAGAAAAGATCGCATTAATGAAAGAAAAAGTAGATTTAGCTGCTCAAATGATGGAAAATAAATTAGTCCCAACAGATTGGATCTATGAACACATCTTCCACTTTAGTGAAGACCAGTATGAAGAATATAGAGACTTAATTGCCCAGGATCAAAAACGTCAATTCCGTTTACAACAAATTGAGACTGAAGGTAATGACCCACTTACAACAGGCCGTTCATATGGTACACCACATGATTTAGCATCATTGTATGGTCAAGGTAGAATGGAAAGTGATCCTGCTAACGTACCAGATGGGTATAATGAAAAAGAGCCATTAGGTAGACCTGAAGAAAAGGTATCTAATATTAATACTCAACAAAATGTCTTTGGTAAAGATCGTTTAGGTAAAAAAGAAATGAAAGTAGACGATCAACCTGGTTTAAGAGAAACTGCTGAAAAACAATTTCTTAAAAATCGTTCCTTATTAGAAAACATGAATAAGGAAATTGTATTTAAATCTGATAAGAAAAAAGAATCTTTATTAGATGAAAAAAACATTAAAGAGTAATATCTCCTTATATATTTATAATAAATCCTAGTAGGAATGAACATTAAACATTCAAAGTATAAAAATACTGGTATCCTTTTCGAACTATTAGTTCGTCAAGTAACTGCTGACACCTTAAATGGTGTAGAGTCTGCCGCTATTAAATTGATTCAAAAATATTTCGTTAAGTCCGAATTAGGAAAGGAATATAAATTATATGAAGCGTTAACTAAAACAACTACTCTTACTGAAAGTAAGGCTAATGTTTTAATCCAAACGTTATTAGAATCTTCTAAAAAATTAAATCGTAGAGCTCTTAAAAAAGAGAAATATAACTTAATTAATGAAATTAAGACTAGCTATAATTTAGAAGAATTCTTTAAAACTAAACTTCCACATTATAAAGTACATGCTGCTTATTATATGTTATCGGAAGTTCAAAGTACTGAAGCTCTAGTAGACACCGATATTATTGTAAATAATAAAATGACTCTCCTAGAGCATCTTTCTACTTCAGATATTAATGGAAAAAAAGTTGAAGCTGAAGTATTAAAAGAATTCCAATCATACGATAAAGATACTCGTATGCTCACCTACAGAATTTTAATGGAAAAATTCAATGGTAAGTATGATGGACTACACACTAGTCAAAAAGAAGTATTAAGACAATACGTTAATTCAGTTGACTCAACTCCAGTATTAAGAGAATTTTATAATACTGAAGTAGGTAAAATTAAATCTCAATTAACTGAATTATTATCTCAAATCACCGATAAAGCAGTTCAAATTAAAATTAATGAAGTAAATAATCTAATAGAAGAATTAGACAAAACTTCAAATGTAACATCTGATAATATTGTAAATATTCTTCAATACTTAGAATTAGTAGAAGAATTAAAAACAGCACATGGCTAAAATTGGCGATACTGAAGTAAAAGGTGGTATACAAACTACTGTAACTAACATTGACCCGGAAACAGGTCAAATTACTTGGGACGTTGAATACTCAGCTGATTACCAAAAACTATTTAAAGATATTACTGATCTAATGAAAACAGCTAAAGAGGTAGCTGATATAACAGGTGAAGCTTTTTTCAAAGACCATTATTTAGATATTAGAAAACGTAGAAATGAGTTAAGAACTTATTTACGTAATAATAAGGCTAAAGAATATGCTCGTATTAAAGGGTTAGATGAAACTAGCTCTACAGGAGGAGGCAATAGTTTCTCATCTCAAGCAGGTGCTGGTGCTCAATATGCTACACCTAATGCTTTTAGTAAAAATAAAAAAGGTAAATATGCTGATGGAGGCATGTATACTAAAAAATTTGGTTACAAATTAGTCCCAAAACCACATTCTACACCAGGTGTAGAAGTTAAATATTTATGGGGGAAGAAATAATATGTATAAGTATAAACTAAATTTACAAGAACGCGATGAAAGTCGAGCAGCATACCAAGAAAAACGTATTGCTGCTTTTCAAGATATCGAAAAACGTTTAAATAGTTTATACCCTTTGATAGATAAAGCTAAAGATGAAACTATCGCTTACTATCAAGATAAACCTGAATCATATAGTGTAGTATATGCTACTGATTTAATTTTAGACTATTTAAAAGATATTGACAAATTATTAAAACAACAATAATGAAAACACTACAAGAACAATTTAACCTTATTAAAGAAGGAAAAGGACACAAGGATGTGTTTATGAAAACTGCTTTAAGACAGTTTCCTAACTTGTTTAATAACTTAACTGACTTTCCAACAGCAGTAAAAGTGTTAAAACAAAAATCTATCTTAACTGAAGGTGTAGGTGGTGTTGTTACCCAAAATACATCAAATCCATTTGCTAATTGGGATAAGTTTTTAGCTGAGGAAGCAAAAGCAGTAGAAAAAGAGCCTACTAAAGAAGTAGTTGACATGGAAACAGCTGGTTTTGATTACAAAGATCCTAAAAATATTGATAATCTATATGGTGAAGCATTTTTAAAAGGATATTACGCTGAAATGAAAGATCCTAAAAATGCTGATAAAACTGTAGACGAGTTAAAAGAAATCGTAGCTAAAAACATGGCTAAAGATAGAACTTACTATGCTACTAACCAGGCATTTGGTATCAAAGGTATTGGTTATACTGAAGATGCTCCTGGATTAGCTGTATCAGATAAAGAAATTAAAGGTAAATATGCTTCTTCAGGTATGGAAGAAGTTAAATTAAAAGAAGATGTAATGGCAAATTTAAAAGACTTACTAAATGAAACTCTTAGTGGTTACGTAAACTTACAACCCGTTAATATCCCTGTTCAAGAAGACGCTCGTACAGATGCTGAAGAAGAAGGTTATTTAGACGGAATGCGTGACGAAAAAGAAGACTTAAAAGACAAAGCTAAAGACAAAAAGAAAAAAGTTAAAAAAGAAACAATTGATTCTAAATTAGCTGAAATCGAAAACGCAGGTAAAGTAACTACATTAGAGGCTCAAATTGAAGCTTTAGATGAAGCTATTACTACTAAAAACCAAAGAATTTCAATGGTATCAGAAGATGAAAATCTATCTGAATTAGTAGATAAAGTTAAAATGAAAGAAATGCAACGCGAAGTTAAAGACCTTGAAAAAAGAAAGGCTAAAATGGAAAAGTTGTATGAAAAAATGTGTGGTAAAGCCTACTCAAAACCAGAAATGGTAGACGAAGTAGACGAAATGGAATACTAGGATGAAAAAAGTACTAGTAGAAACTCAAATTTTTAAACCTAAGGGTTTAATGCTTACCGAAGGAAAACTCTCTAATAGAGGGAATCCTATGGTTGAGGGTATCCTAGCTACTGCTGAAGTAAAAAATGGTAATGGTCGTTACTACCCAAAAGAACTATGGGAACGTGAGATCGATAAATACATGGAATCAGTTAAACAAAACAGAGCACTAGGTGAATTAGACCACCCAGAATCTTCTGTTATTAACTTAAAAAATGTATCCCATAATATTACTGAAATGTGGTGGGACGGAGATGAAGTGTATGGTAAAATTGAAATACTACCTACTCCATCAGGTAACATACTTAAAGCACTAATTGAAAATAATATTACAGTAGGTGTTTCTTCTCGTGGAATGGGTTCATTAGAAGA